AAAGTATAGCGGTGAGAAAGGTAAAATGTATCACTGGTGCGCCAATATGAAAGGTGGTAAGAAGTGATATGTGGAACCTATACGAAAGTAAATTCTATCGTTGGCTAGATGCTGACAAAACAGGCAATCGTTGGGAATGGTTTGGAATGATATTGTTTGTAGCGGCATTAGTCGGTTATGGAGTTATCGTTTGGTGGATGGAATCATCCGCTATCTAAACAACGCTAGATAAATACAATACTATGAAGATTAACGAAATATTATCAGAATTAAAAAATTTACCTAGACAGTTGAAAGACCCTGAGACTGAAGTTTTAGTCGTCGATAAACAAGGTAAAACCATCGTTATTGACAAAAAGGATCAAGACGAATACCTAGCTAAAGGTTGGAGCCTAGCAGAATCTGCTACAGCAGGTGCTACATCATCAGCTAGTATAGCTACTGTTGCTAATCCTCACATCAGCCCAGGATCAGCACGCGGTAAGAAGAGCTATATAGGTGATCCACGCACAGGACGTAGTGGAACTAAAGCACCTCCACAGCCAAAAGCTAAGAAAATTAAACCAACAGACAATGCGCTAGACATGGATGTAAGTATCTTTGGCGCACCACTAAAAAGATAAATAGATATATGGACCACGAAATCATTAAAAAAGACGATCATGAAGCTAAAATGGCACGTGCTGATTTATATAAGTTAGCTCAGTATTCTGCTAAATTGTTTAAAATGATCGAAGAAAACGAAGAACTAGATGGTTGGGTGCAGAGCAAAATCACTAAAGCCAGCGATTATATTTCTTCAGTTTATCATTATCTCGAATATGAAAAAATGCAACACGATAGCATGGAATCTGCACCGCAAGATGTAGAGGAAAGCATCAAAGAATCTATTAAGAAAGATTTACAAGAGAAGTGGAGCGAGAAATATAAAAGCTCTATCAACTGTAATAACCCCAAAGGATTCAGCCAGAAAGCCCACTGCGCTGGACGTAAAAAATAAGGAATCATCAACATGGACTTTAAAGACATCATCAACAAAGTAGCTGAGCTTAACGACGAAGTAGAATACGTTAAGGCACCTGAATTAGAAAAAGCACCTCAATTAAACGAGGATCAAGAACTTCGTATGTTAGCAGGACTAAAACCACTAACAGAATCTGCTGTAAAAGAAATCGTTACAGAAGCTGAAGAAGTGGTAGCAGAACTTGACAATATGCAGACTGGTGAAAAGAAAAAATCTGCTACAGGTGGTACTATCGAAAAGACTGCTACAGGCTACAAACACCACGGTAAGAAATATGGTGGTTCAGCAGATGATGAAGAAAAAGATAAAGATGATGACATGGATGAAGCTGTAGAGTCTGAAGAAGAAGTAGTTGATGAAGCTTCTGAAGCACAGAAAAAAGCACGTGAAAAATTCATGGCTATGGTAAAGGGCAAAAAAGCAGAAAAAGATGATAAAAAAGAAGAGTCTGTTAAAGAAGCTAAAAAAGCAAAACCAGATTTTTTAGACATGGACAAAGATGGCGATAAAAAAGAGCCAATGAAGAAAGCACTCAAAGACAAGAAAGATAAAAAGACTGATGAAGGTGCTTGCAAGTCTAAAAAGAAAATGAAAGAAGGTAAGTACAAGTCAGACGCACAACGTAAAGCTGTTCATGCTAACAAAATGAAAAAAGAATCAGTTAATGAGTCAGCAGATGATGTGTTATCATTCCGTGAAATGGCTAAATTAGTCAAAGAAAGCGGTGGTCAGCAACGCATTGATGCTACAGACACAGCACTTTGGACATGGGCTAAACGTGTAGCTGGTAACAAATTCGAAGACAAAACACGCCAAGAAGTGTACGCAGGCTTAGTATATGAGCGCATGGGCGGACATTTTGACATGGTAGATGTGTTAGCTGAACAGCAAGACTAACTTTACCAAAATATCCAAAAAGCCAGTTAAATCATTGACTGGCTTTTTTTATGGCTGTATAATATAGTGTATAGGAGAATATAATTATGGCAAGAATGTATGGACCAGAAGAAAAAGCAAAACTTGATAACTTAATCCGCGAGGGATCTACAGTGTTCCGCGAAGTGGAGGATCTACAAGAAGGCTTGAAAGAAACAGTTAAAGCGGTAGCAGAAGAACTACAGCTTAAACCAAGTATCATCAACAAAGCTATCCGTATCGCACACAAAGGCGATTGGCAGGCACACGAAGAAGAGTGGCAAGAGATCGAAGGCATCTTAGGTATAACTAAGAATCTGCCTGGTGATGATGCAACGAGTTAAGGATTTTTGGTTAGACAGTTATCACAGTGATAAGATAGCGTTTGGTTTTGAACTAACCAGTTTTATCACTACCGTAGCAGGTAGCCTTACGCTAGCTCTACAAGCAGTAAATCCTGATATGCTGGTAGTGTATCCAATGTTTTTCGTAGGTAGCGTAACGGGCGCTTATGCGTATCTAAGACGTGGTATAGCGTGGCCCTTGATGTTAACTACATATTTTGCTATAATAAATGTATTCGGGTTTGGCGTTGCGGCGCATTGGTGGTAATAAATAGATTGAAGAAGGTACTATCAGCCATAAATGATGTTTTCGGTATTTGTGAGCCCTAAGTCACATATTAAGGAGATAAATGAGTTACGTAGATGCATTCTATGATCGTGATCAGGATATGATCAATGTCGTTGAGAGAGACGACAAAGGTAAAAGACATTTCAGAGAATATCCAGCACGACATCTTTTCTATTACAAAGATCCAAAAGGTAAGTTCCAATCAATCAAAGGTGAACCTCTCACACGTGTAACCTGTAAGAACGTAAAAGAACTACGCAAAGAGCTGGCTATACAGAGCAACAAGGAACTATACGAATCCGATATCAATCCAATTTATCGCTGTTTAGAAGACAACTATCTTAATGTAGATGCTCCAAAACTAAACGTAGCGTTTTGGGACATCGAGGTTGACTTTGATCCTGAGCGTGGCTATGCGGCTCCAGAAGATGCTTTCATGCCGATAACTGCTATCACTGTACATCTACAATGGATGGACACGTTGGTAACATTGGCTTTACCTCCTAAGACACTTTCGATGGAAGAAGCGACTAAACAAGTCGAATCTTTTCCAAACACCATGCTGTTTGAGCAAGAAGCTGATATGTTAGAAGCATTCTTAGATCTCATAGAAGACGCTGATGTATTATCAGGTTGGAACAGCGAAGGCTTTGATATGCCATATACTGTAAACCGTATCATTAAAGTTTTAAGTAAAGAAGATACAAGGCGTTTGTGTTTATGGGATCAATATCCTAAGAAACGTGAATATGAAAAATATGGGAAACTATCTCAAACCTATGATCTAATGGGACGTGTTCATATCGATAGTTTAGAACTATATCGAAAATATACCTATGAAGAAAGACATACCTATAGATTAGATGCTATCGGTGAGATGGAGATTGGTGAGAACAAAACAGTCTATGAAGGAACATTGGATCAATTATACAACAACGACTTCAAGACATTCATAGAATACAACAGACAAGACGTGGCACTGTTGGACAAGTTGGATCAGAAACTTAAATTTATCGACTTAGCAAATACCATCGCACACGAGAATACTGTTCTCATACAAACAACAATGGGTGCTGTTGCTGTTACAGAACAAGCGATTATCAACGAAGCACACAGACGAGGTATGATAGTTCCTAATAGAATAAGACGTGAGCCTGGTAGTGAGCCTGCGGCAGGTGCCTATGTTGCTTATCCTAAGAAAGGCATCCACGAATGGATCGGTTCTTTAGATATTAACTCACTGTATCCGTCGGCGATTCGGGCACTTAACATGGGTCCAGAAACTATCGTAGGACAGCTAAGACAAACCGGAACTAAAAACTTAATCGAAACTGAAATGGCCAAAGGTAAATCTTTCGCTAATGCTTGGGAAGGTAAGTTTGGTAGTTTAGAATATGACGCTGTGATGGAAAAAGAAGTCAGCAGAGAAATTACTATCGACTGGGAAGAGGGCGGAGAAGATACTCTCAGTGCCGCACAGGTCTATGATTTGATATTCGAAAGCAATCAACCTTGGATGTTATCAGCGAACGGTACTATCTTTACCTATGAAACAGAAGGTATCATACCAGGTTTGCTTAAGCGTTGGTATGCAGAGCGTAAAGAAATGCAGACTAAACTGCGTGAATGTATCAAAGCGGGTAACAAGATCGAAGAAGAGTATTGGGATAAGCGACAGTTAGTTAAGAAGATTAACTTAAACTCACTGTATGGTGCTATCTTAAATCCAGGCTGTCGTTTCTTTGATAACCGTATTGGACAATCAACTACATTAACTGGTAGGCAGATCGTTAAACACATGACTTCTAAAGTTAATGAAATCATCACAGGAGAATATGAGCATACAGGTAAAGCGATCATATACGGTGACACTGACTCTGTATATTTTTCTGCTTATACTACACTTAAAAAAGAAATCGAGGCAGGTAATATTCCTTGGGATAAAGACAGTGTTACTACGCTTTATGATAATATCGGTGAAGAAGTTAATAGCACATTCATTAAGTTTATGCAAGATGCATTCCATTGTCCTAAAAACCGAGGTGATGTTATCAAAGCAGGTAGAGAGATAGTAGGTGTTAAAGGTCTGTTCATCACTAAGAAACGTTATGCTGTGTTAGTATATGATCAAGAAGGCAAACGATTTGACGTAGATGGAAAAAATGGAAAGATCAAAGCTATGGGTTTAGATCTCAAGCGTTCAGACACTCCTGTGGTTATCCAAGACTTCTTAAGCAAGGTATTAGAGCGTGTACTAGCAGGTGGACAGAAAGATGAAATCTTAGATTACATCACAGAATTCCGTGGTGAATTCAAAGGACGTCCGGGTTGGGAGAAAGGATCACCTAAACGTGCTAACAAGATCACAGAATATCAAGCCAAAGAAAAACGTGCTGGTAAAGCAAACATGCCAGGACATGTACGTGCTAGTATCAACTGGAATACACTGAAACGTATGCACGATGACAAATATTCTATACAGATCACAGACGGTGCTAAAGTTATCGTCTGTAGAGTAAAAGACAATCCAATGGGATTTACTTCGGTAGCATATCCCGTAGATGAGCTGAGACTACCACAATGGTTCAAAGATCTTCCTTTTGATGACGCTACTATGGAAACCACAGTCATTGATGAGAAACTTGACAATCTTATTGGTGTTCTGGATTGGGATATCAGTTCAACAAGGAGTGATAATAATTTTAACAATTTATTTGATTTTGAATGATTTACGGGTTGATTTTTTCCATAGATCTAAATATAATCTTAATATAACATGGAGGCTTCATAAATGAAAGATATTTTACAAGACATCGTATCACACACGCAGAACCTAGGATTCTTGACCACTGTCAAAGTCGTAGGCACTGATGAATCAACAACTGTTAGCTCAATGGCTGACGATCGTTCAGTTATCATGGAAGCGACTACTTCAGCACCATATGCAGATATGCTAGGTACTTTTGGTATGCCGCAGTTACAGAAACTAAAGTATCTGTTAGATGGTAGCGAATACAAAGAGGACGCTAAGATTACTATCACTAACGCAGAACGCAACGGCGAAACTATTCCAGTTGGTATCCATTTTGAAAATAAAGATGGCGACTTCAAGAATGATTACAGATTTATGACTACTGAAGTAATCAATGAGAAGATGAAAACTATCAAGTTCCGTGGTGTTAGTTGGGACGTTGAAGTAGAGCCAAGCATGGCATCAGTACAGCGTTTTAACTTCCAAGCTGGCGCAAACGCAGAGCATCCAACATTCTTAGCGAAAACTGAAGAAGGTAACTTAAAATTTATCTTTGGTGATGCTTCAACACACGGTGGTGAATTTATATTTGCTATGGGTGTAGAAGGCAAACTAGATAGAGGTTGGACTTGGCCAGTGGCACCAATCTTAGCGATATTGAAAGTAGCAGATGTAAACAATACTAAAATGTCATTAAGCAACGAAGGTGCTATCCAAATTACATTAGACTCAGGATTAGCAAATTACAAATATATCATTCCAGCACAGGCGGCCTAAATAACATTATGAAAAAACCAGTCAACTTAACACCATTACAGAAAGACTACGCAGTATACTTACCAGCGATCAGTACTTTCTTCTCAACTTACATATCTAAACAGAGATATAGTGAGTTTGTTCCTAAAGATAGAATGCCACAAGGATTCGATCGTGGTATAGAAGGAATGAACTTCCTTAATGAAGAAGAAGGATACTTTACATACAAGTATGGTTTGTATTCAGCAGGTCATGCACAATTAGATCTAGACAAGACTATGAAAGCAGACTCCATGGTGCAAGAGCGTGACCGTAATAGGACTATGATACTCGGTGACTCAGGCGGGTATCAGGTTGGTAAAGGTGTTCTTAAGTTTGATTGGTTAAATTTCGATGGTCCTGCGGCAAACAAAACACGTGACGATATCCTTAATTGGTTAGAGCTTACAGCAGACTGGAGTATGTTGCTAGACGTTCCGACTTGGGCTTGTGATCATATCCATTCACCTAAGACAGGACTCAAGGACTTCCAGGATTGTTTAGATAAGACACGCTTCAACAACAAGTACTGGTTAGAGCGTAGATTAGGACAAACTAAGTTCTTAAACGTGTTACAAGGCAGTGATTGGGAAACTGCCGAAGCATGGTATGAAGGTGTTAAGGAATTCAGTGATCCTGCTGTTTGGGGTGACAAGGCCTGTGAAGGTTGGGCTATGGGTGGTGCTAATATGTGCAAGATGCCTATCACGCTACGCAGATTGATGACTATGAAGTTCGATGGTATGCTAGAAGGCAAGGACTGGATGCACTTCTTAGGTACAGCACAGTTAGATTGGAGTTGTTACTTAACTTCAATCCAGAGACAGGTTAGAAAACACATCAACGAAAACTTTACAATTAGTTTTGATTGTGCTTCACCGTTTATCGCGACAGCACACGGACTGGTATACACTAACGCACAACACACCTCTAAACGTTGGAGTGTTATCATGGACAAGGCTATGGATAACAAAGCGTTGGCGCAACGTCATGATGTTCCATTCCCATTCGAGAGTGAGATTGGTAGAAGACTAAGCGTAGCAGATATCTGTCACTATGCTCCTGGTATGCTTAACAAGATTGGCAAGGAAGGTAAGACATCGTGGGATAGTTTTGGTTATGCGTTAATGATGGCACATAATGTGTATTGTCATATCGTAGCGGTGCAACGTGCTAACGCTCTAGCAGATATCGAAGCTACATCACACAAACCAGATTGGAGACATTGGCGCAAAGTTAAAGAAGCAGATAAGAGCGATGAGTTCTCAGAATGGGTACCACGCAACATCTTATACTTTAACACATTCATAGAAGAATTGTTCGCTTGTGGTACTAAAGAAGAAGCGTTCGCTATGATTAAAGAAGGCGATAGTTTCTTAAAAGATTTAGAAGGTGCTAGACTAAGAGGTGGAGTTACAAACATTTCAAATTCATTATTCGTCGAAGTTGATGAGCATGGCGATGAAGTAGATGCTTGGGAGGATGATAGAGAAGATGGCGAGTTAGAAAAACTTGAACATGCTTTAACAG